TATAATATCTTTAAGTTTCTCAATATCAGAATCTGGCAAACACAATTTAGCATTTTCAATAATTGTATCTTTAACTGCTTCTGAAGTTACTCCACAAGTGTTCATAGACATCAACCCAGCATAATGGTTTCTCAATAAGCTTGAATCATACTTTGTTGTTTTTGGAATTTCAATATATGGACTATATCCAAAGAATACAGGTCTTTGATTTGTTGTATTATAAAAGTGATTTTCTAAAAGTAAAGTATGTTCGGGTAGGTAACTATACACAAAATCCCAATCTTTTGTTTTATAATCAGTTACCTTCTTTATAGCGAATGTATCAAAGTGTTGGCGCATTTCATTTGGATAAGTAGGCCATTTGAATAAAACCTGTTCAACACTTTCATATTGAAAGCCAGGCATTATTTCTGGAGTTAATATAGTAAAATGTATATCAGGTCTAAGTTTGGTCAAATGTTTTAGGATATTTGACATTATGATATAAAAACTATCTTTATAAAAATCTTTCTGAAATGTGATGTTTGGATATATCAAACATCTAAACTTATATTCCTTTGATGCAGTTGGGTCTGTAAAAAACTTACTCATACTTTATTATTTATTTATACTTACTAATATACAAAAATTATTTATAACCACCAAATTATTTACCAAAAATTTATTTCATTAGATTCTTCTGGTGCATAGGTGGTATGGTGTACAATATCTGTATTGTAATCAGATGCTGTTTTAGGATAAGGTTTAGTTTCGTGTTTTAACCTTTTATATAAATCCTTTTTCTCTTTTTTATTCTGAGCTATAATTTGGATGTATCGATGCTTTGGTGGTTCTTCTCTTCTCCAAAACTCAGTATGTCCTTCTTTACCAATCTCTCTACGAAGATGTTCTAAATTACCACTACCCCATAGATTATAAACAGTTCTACTATGAATCCAATCATACGGGTCTTTGGATAGTGAGATACCCCAATTAGGCATAAGTGCTATATCAGTTGATAACCCCTGATATATCCAATTAGTTGCTTTGTAAATACCACCAACGTGTCCTTGTCCGTTATCAGCATATGATAATAATACTTTGATGTTTTTATCGTTATCTCTAATCCATTGGAATGTTTTACCCAATGCACAACTTTCAATATTAGAACCATACCCATCATCTAAGTATAAGCGAGTTAATTCTAATATATTATCTTTTGTTAATCCATCACATACTGATGTGGGTGCTTTTGCTCCGACTGGAAACCCATAGATTGCTACACCAATTAATTTCTGAGAATTACCGAATACATCAACTTCATCAGTTTGATAATATACACCCAATGCGTATCGACAAGATGTCCATGCGTGGGTATAATGTTTCTTTACGATTATATCTTTTGCTATTGATTTAGCTATTGGTGCTACACTAACTTTAGTGGAATCACAATAATGTTTACCTTCTTCTTTCAATTGGTTCTAATTTTTTAATTTCTAATTCTATTTCGTTTTCATTTTTTGGATATGGTAAAGTTGGATGTTTTAATGTTTTAAGTAACTTCCTTCTTTCACCACCCTTTGCAAGAATGTAAACATATCGATGTTTACGAGGTTCTTTACGAATCCAAAATGGTTTATCAATCTGTTGTTGGATTTTCTTTGGGTCGTTAGTACCATAATATGGAAATATCGTTCTCCCATGCTGCCATTCCCCATCTTCACTAAACTTAAAACTCCAACTATCGTTGAATCGTAACTTATCACCTTGATAAATCCAATTCGTTGCTTGATAGATAGTTCCGTTGTGTCCCTCTTTTGGGTCTGAGTATGATATCAATCCTTTGATATGTGGTGCGTTCTCTCTTAACCATTGAAAGGTTTTACCTAAGAACCAACTCTCTATATTTGAACCATAATCATCAAATACAAATACTCTAACTAATTCTAATACTTCAGTTCTATCTAATAAAGGTGTAATTGATTGACCACTCAATCTTCCGATTGGGTCTCCATAACAAGCAACACCAATAAGTTTTTCTGAAGTGTTGAAAAACTGATGTGAATCATCTTCAATATACAACCCAATAGCGTAAGATACCTTAGTCCATAGATGGGAATAGTGATTCTTTATCACTATATCTTTTGCTACGGATTTGGAAATCTTTCTTATTGATAATTTTGATGTATCACAATAATTCTTCCCTACTTCCTTCATTACTGATATTTATCGAAATCACCTACTAAGAGATGTGTCCACGTTTCATTCTTAACTATTCTACGGATGTTAGCAGGTGAAACTCCATTGTTTCTTGCCAACACTCTAACATTACGATGCCCTACTTTCCATAGTTTTCGTATTGTGTAAACTTGTTCTTCAGTTAATTTATGTTGTGGATGTGATTCACCTCTTAATGCCATACGCTTACGATTTCGTAACTTATTACTAATATACAACTTTTTTTTCAATTATCCAAATTTATTTTACTGCATTAATGTAATTTTGTTGTGGTTGAACACCAATAAATCGTTTAACTTCTGTAACACCGTCTACTAACACAACTGTTGGAATATTCCTAACTCCGTATTTTTGTGCTTTTTCATAATCTAAATCTACATCTATTTTTTCTACTTCAATATGAGATGATACCTCATTCATTATTGGTCCTAATGTTTTACACGGACCACACCATTGGGCTGAGAAATACAAATACTTCATTTTTTCTTACTCCTTTTAATTAAACAATCTAAACAACTATTTGATATTGGTAAACTGATTGGGATTTCCTTCCCACATCGTTTACATATCTTTTTAAAATTATTATCCATCACAACTTAAACAATCTGGGTCCATAGCTTGTTGAGCGATATCTCCCCTAAGAACTGATTCAGTTCTGGTATAATATAATGTTTTTACACCCTGCTTCCATGCTTCCATATGAACCGTATTCATCCACTTCGGAGTTGCCTCTGATGGGAATGCTAGGTTTAGTGAAACTGATTGGTCTATGTATTGTTGCCTAACACCAGCCTGTCTAACCAATTCTAATTGATTAATCTCTTTGAATGTTTTAAATACATCTTTTACCTTATCACACTTAGTAGTATCTATTTCACCATCTACCTTAGTTAGTTTACCATCACAATATACCCAATTATCTAATTCTTTGATATCTTGTACTGAACCACCATCTGCCATAATCTTATCCCAAGTATCTTTTGTATTGATACCTGCTTTTCTAAGTGCTTTTTCTAATTCTCTATTCTTTCTAATGAAAGTACCTTTTGCAGTTTGTTCGGTAAATACGTTTGCCGCCCAAGGTTCTATACCTGGTGAAACGTTACCTGCTAACTTAGAGTTGGATACAGTTGGAGCAACTGCTCTTAGGTGAGTATTTCTCATACCACTATCTTTACACCATAATGGTTCACCTAATTCCGCACCCATATCTCTACTTGCTCTTTCAGATTCAATCTTTAATTGTGAAAAGATTCTACGAGTTTCAAACTGAGCTGGTAGTGAATCAAATGGAATACCTTTTTGTTGTAAATATGTATGCCATCCTAATACACCTAATCCTAATGCTCTACCCTTTTCTGCTGAACGTACTGCGTTTTCGAATCCTCTCATATTCTTAGCTCTTTGTAAGAACTCTGATAAGATACCATCTAAGAACCAAGTTGCAGTATAGATTAAATCGGTATGTTTCCACTCATCGTACTTTGATAGATTAAGTGAAGATAAACAACAAACGAATGAATGTGATTCATCTGTATGTAATGTAATCTCAGAACAAATGTTAGTCATATGAACTTTCAATCCATTATCCTTATACATATCTGGGTTTGCTTTGTTGATGTTACCTTTGTACATCACATATGGTTCACCAGTTGCTTTACGTTTCTGAAGTACTTTACCCCATTTTCTACGAGCTTCTGAATCACCATCTTCTAACCTTCTCATAAACTTATCACCAACAACCACACATTGATGTAAATTCAAACATTGTCTGTTTACATCACCTTTAGGTTCTCTGATTTCAATCCACTCATCAAAATCATCATGTTCAATGTTGAGGTTAACTGATGCTGCCCCTCTTCGTACACTACCTTGATTGGTAGCTAGAATAGTAGAATCGTAAATCTTAGCGAATGGAACAACACCATCGGATGTTCCGTTTTGTGTAATATTAGAACCTGCTGGTCGAATCATATTCAAACCAACACCTACTCCACCACCATGCTTAGCGAGTAACATCATCTCTAAATTCTTAGTACCAATATCTTGGATTGAATCAGCTACATCGATTCCGAAACAACTGATTGGTAATCCTCTATCAGTACCAGTGTTTGATAAAACAGGTGTTGCTAGGTTTAACCAACCCTTCCAAATGTAATCGAAGAACTTTGTTGCCATTTGAGGTTTACCCAATCTTCGAGCAGCTGTAGTTGCTACTCTCCAATAAGCATCTTTAGGTTTTTCACCTTCCAATAAATACCCCTTTGATATTGTCTTAACGTAGATTTCTGTGTTTGCCCAAGATGGAAAATCTACGTCTATTTCCCAATCAAATTCAGCTCCAAAGTTTTTCATTCTTTTATAAACACTCCATTTTGAGTTTTCCCTTTTCTATCTTTAATTTCATTCCATGCAGCTTCTAAGCATTCTGAAGGATGTAATCCTAACTGCATTGATAAGATAATTAATGTAACGAAAGAATCTCCGATTCCATCTACTATCTCAGCTTTATCATCTTTAAGGAGAGCTCCGGCAGTTTCACCGACTTCTTCCAAAACTTTTAACATCTGCTTGGGGGCGTTATCTTTTACTAAGATACCTTTATCATCTGCCCATCCGATTACGTTTGTAATCAATTTATCAAAATCTGTCATAACTTATTTTTTTTTATTATTATTTTACCAAATATCGTTGAAATCTTCACCTTCGTTTGCCTTAGAGTAATCTGTAGGTCTTACTGCGAAGAAATCTGTATGTGTTGTTCCACCAGTTAAATGGTAGAACCAATCTAAATTAGATGCTTTGGTATCATCAAACTTAAATGTAGGTTCGTAACCTAATTCTTTTAATTTCTCATTACCTCTTTTAGAGATAAATTCTTTTAGATTATCGGATTTTAGATTTTCCAAATCACCTTGCTCAAATATCATATCAATGAACTTATGTTCCATCTCAATCATATACTTAGCTGCTTGATGTACATCATCTTTAACTTCACTATGAAGTTCTGGATATTCATTACACATCTCTCTAAATAACTGACATCCCATTTTAGAATGTAGTGATTCATCCCTTACACTCCATTTCATTTGCTGCCCAATTCCTTTCAGAAGATTTCTCATCTGAAAAGAATACAGGACTGCAAAACTACTATATAAAGATACACCTTCTGCAAATGCTGAGAATATCGCTAATGAACGGGCTACTTCTTTTCTCGCAATAGGATTCTTCTGTAAATCCTCGTGAGTCCAATCAGCAGAGGTAGCGGTTAGGAATTCAAATTTTTCTGCAATCGCAGGTTCGTGTAGGAAAGCCTCAAAATCTTCTAAACCTAATGATTCGTTTAGATATGAGTAAGCTGTGGCGTGTATTGTTTCTTGAGAACCAAACATCATCGCCATTTGTTTGATTTCGTGTTTAGGAAACCATTTGGTTACCATTGTTGTCCAATAATCAGATACAGCACATTCAGTTTGAGCAAATCCTAAAAGGATATTTCCAACCAAATGTTTCTCTGATTTATTCAGATTTTCGTTCCAATCTTTCAAATCACCTTGCATTGGTATCTCAGTATGTAACCAAAATGCTTGTGCTTGTTTTAACCACCCTTCGGTGTAATAAATTGGATATTCAAATGGTTTGAATGGTACTCTTTCTGTAAATAACTGTGTCATATTTTTGCCTTTTATTGTTTTAATTTCGTTCCGCTGGGTTATAATATATATGGTTTAAAAATCAATATCTTTATTCATTTCATTATATTTTTGTAACAAATTCTTTCTTACTAAAGTCTCCCCTTTGTTCATATCACCTTGTGTTTTTTTACCATCAATGGAGTCATCTGAGTATATATCAATCCTACCTGTACTCATATTAGCTTTTGAAGGTAAAGTCATTCCATCAGGTCCAAATCTATTTTTTATTACGTGCCATCTACCTGTACCTGCTAATTTATCCTCAATCTTCCTACTAAGTGATACTACAAAATCTGCAGTCATCAGTTTTGAGAATGAACCAGCTATAGAAGTACCAGTAATAACATCTGCTTCAGCTCCACTACGATTAATCTGAGATGCTGTAAATAACGGAACTTCGTATTCACCTGCAATACCTCTCAATCCTTCAACAATCTCTTCTAATTCTTCGTGTCGTTCTTTTCTACTATTACCTTTTAACAAATCAGCGTAATCTACTATAATCAAATCAGGAGTTTTACCTTGCAATTTAAGTTTATCCAAAGATGCTCTCATAGTATTCAATCCAGCAGATTTAGTTGGCCAATGTTTCACAACAATATCACCACTTAGTTTCTCTACTTGGTTTCGTACTTCATCTAATTCAAATTTAAGTTTAGGTACGGGTATTCCAGTCAATACTGAATCGTATCTCTGTCCTACATATCCCTCATTTAATTCTAATGTATAATGAATTACAGTCTTACCAGATTTAGCAGCTGCCATACCAACATTCACCAATGCCCAAGATTTACCAATACCCGGTGGAGCTGCAAATATTATCAATTCACCTTTACCAAAACCACCATCTACTAATTCATCTATAACAGGCCAACCACAAGGAATAACATCTCTAACAGTAGATTCGTATCTTTCAATAATGTTTTCTTTGTATTCGTGTCCAACATCAGTATCTTGTCCTGCTTTCATAGCATTATCAATCTTCGATTTAATTACATCGAATTTACCATCACTTAATAAATCTACTGATTCTAAGATAGCATTTTTGAAAGTTTGATTTTTACAGAACTCTAAAGATTGTTCTTTAACGTACTCTAAATCATCTGATTCTAAGCCATGCCAAACTTGCTTTAGGTTATCTACTATAGATTGTTTGAGAACATCTCTCTCAACCTTATCTACTTCGTTTTTAAACACATCTAATGTAGGTAGTTGTGAAAAGTTATCAAAGTGAGATAATGTTTTTGTTACTATCCACTCATTAGCATCTGAATCAAACATCTCAGGTTTAAGGATATCATACATTTGTTGTAAGAATATCCTATCTGATAATAGAGATGAGAGTATCTTTATCTGAAATGACGTACCAAATTTGTTTCCGAATTTATCCATATTTTTCAAATATACGAATTTTTATTGTAACTACCAAATTATTTTCTGGTTTGTTTGGAATATTTATCCAAATCACCCCAAGTGTTTACCAACCACGTTTCTACATTCTTAAACGCAGTGTAAAGTTTATCAACCATAAACTCTTTTTTGAATCCAAAAGAATTTAACCCGTTGATTGGTGAATCAATGATATTTCGTACATTTGATGTAATCGCTGAACCCATTATTGGGTCTGATAACTGCATTAAATCGTAATTTAATTTCAAAGTATCGGTATGTTCCAATATTTTGTTTTTCAGTTTCTCATCATCCAATTGAGATACCCTTTCAAATAAGGTATCTAATGTTAATCCATCCGATTGAAGGAAATCTAATTTGTTTATTAGTGTTTTTGGTCCGATACCCCTTACGCCAGGAATATTATCGGATTTATCACCATCAAAAATTCTATAATATACTAAGTTTTTTGATGGAACTCCATATAACTCTTTTACATCCTCTTTGTGCATAAGTTTCTTCTTAGTTGGTAGATATACTGAAATTCTATCATCTACCAATTGTAAGAAATCCTTATCAGAGGAAATTATCATAACTTCTTTTTTAAATATATGTTTGGCAGCGTATGCCATAATATCATCTGCTTCAATGTAATCAATGTAACACAAATCAACAGGTAAGAACTCTAAGTATTTGATTAACGTATTAAAGTTACGTTTCATAGATTCTGCTTGGTCTTCTAAATCTTCATACCCAACCAATCTATTAACTTTAGTTAATCCTGTTCTACCTTCTTTGTATCCCTTATACATTTTCTTTCTACGTGTCGAACCACCCTTTCCATCAAAAACTACCAACACTCTAGTTGGTTTGTTCTTACGGATAAGAGCGCCGAGGGATAACAGACAACCTGTTACCCCACCGACGTGTTCTCCATCATCATTCAGAGTTGGAACTGCTCCAAAACATCTGATGAACAAATTCAATCCATCTACAATCATAACTTTATCATTAACATTCCTTTTGGGAGTTTCTGATAATTTATTAAACATTTCTTTGTAATTAGATTTCGTGTCCTTCATCTAGCTTTGTTGTATCTGTATTTGCATTCTCAGTTGCTTCTTTGTATCCTAAGATATATGCATCACAGATTTGTTTATACATTTGTTCCTTTACCTCTGGTCTATCTTCTAAGATTTTAGTAAAACCTTTTGCTTGGAATTTAATCTCTTCTCCAGTTGATTCATCAACCCAAGTATACCAAGCACCACTTACTGTTACCAACTTATATGTTTTCATAGTGTTTAACCACGAACCATATCTATCGATACCTCTATCAAAGTAGATTTCAAAATCAACTGCTCTTAGTGGTGGGCCCATTCTGTTCTTAATAACTTGAACTCTAGTCTTAATACCAACAGTCTGGTCAACACCCCCTACTTTAGAATTGAGTTTACCCATTTGTTTCATTCTCAATCTACAAGATGCGTGAAAACCTAATGCTTTTCCACCTGATGTAGTGTAAGGGTCTCCAAATGATACTCCCATTCTAACTCTAAGTTGATTTGTAAATACAACCAATATTCTCTCTCTACCAATAAGATTTGTAATCTTTCTCATTGCTTTTGAGATAATGATTGCTTTTTGAGTAGCATAACCAGCTTGGTCATAATCAGCTGCTAATTCTACTTTAGTTGTTGCTGCCGCTACAGAGTCAACTACTATTGTTACCAATCTATTATTATCGGATTTTCTAATTGATTCGATAATTGAATCCATAGCATCAAAGATATCTTCTACTGCTTCTAAAGGTACATAAAGTAACTTTTGAGTATCAACACCTAATGCTTCTAAGAATTCTTGATTGATTGCGTTCTCTGTATCAATATACACTGCCAAACCACCCTTCTTCTGAGTATTTGCTAATGTATGTGCTGATAACAGAGATTTACCACTCGCTTCTAGTCCCGTAACCTCAACAATCCTTCCAACAGGAAATCCACCATTTGGTCGATTCGATATAGCTAAATCTAACATATCATCTCCTGTAGACACCCACTCAGTTAAGTCGGTGGGTGTCTGTTCGGAGCCATCAAGGAAGTAAGCTACTTTCGATTGTCCTTTGAACTTTTTGTTCAGGTTATCTGCTAAAATCGATGATAATTCATCTCGATTTGTTTTAGCCATAGTAACTTAGTTTTTAATTATTGAATAAATCTTCAAATGCGTCTTTTACATCTGTATTAGTTGAATTACCTACAGCAGCCGGTGCTGGTGTTGGTTGAGTAGTGTTTTGAGTAGGTTGAGCTTCCTCTTCCTTATTATCTTCACCAACTGAACCAGTTTCCATCCAAGTTTCCAATAATCCCTTCATATCATCATATGTATATTTCTTAAACATATTAGGAAGTTCAATTTGGTCTTTTACCAATTCTAAAACACTTTTATCTTCAGTAATTGGAGTTTGGTTCGGTTTAACTCTGATATAAGTTTCAGGATAGTTTTTCCCTAACTCTTTAGCAGTTTTAAACTCAACAGTGATATCTCTACCATTTGTTGGGTCTGTTAAATCACCATAATCTGGGTCTGCAAAGAAAGCAAGTAGTTCTTGATACACAGTTTTACCAAATCCCCAAAATTTGATTCCTTCAGATTCCTCACCTCTTACTAATACAGGAACATAAGTTCTCATTTTAGGAGTAAGTTGTTTTGAAAGATTCCAATCGTTTCTATCACCAGTCGATTTCAATTGGTCAGCGAACTCCACTAATGGGTCTGCCTCACCATGTGTTTGAGGTGAAAGAATATTCTTACCACCAAAGTTGTAGTGGAAAAATAGTTCGATAAATGGATTTGATGGATTGTGAACGTAAGGAACGATTCTTACTTGTTGTTTACCAGGTTTTGGTTTCCACAAATTGTCAGTTTTTGTAGTTTTCGTCTGTAAACTGTCCAGACGGTTTCGGATTGCATTTAAGTCAATTGCCATAATTTACCTTTTTTTAGTTATTATTAATTATTATTTAAACAAATATACGAAAGTTTTTTCAAACTTCCAAATTATATTTCACTTTTTATTTCAACACCACTATTTAAGCCCATGTGTTGATATGGTACTAATATACAAAAAATATTTCAAACTACCAAATTTATTTACAACAATCACATTGATTGTTCGAACCACAAGTCGAGCCACACTCTACTTTTGATTCACAAATACACTCTTTACAGTTACATTCTCTCATATACTATAAATATTAAAATTTTTTAATTAACATCAACTATTCTGAATAATTTAGTACCCATAATTTTGTATCCTTCACCATCGGTTAGGATTACTGAGTTACGATAGTCATTCCAATTGACTTGATATGTTTTATCCTGAACACCCCCATTTAAATCACTAATCAATCTGTTTAGAGCGTTGATTGTGTAAATAGTATTTGATTCTTTCTTTCTATGTACCATAATGGTATTAGGTAAAAATTTATATTCTCTGTTTGGTACGATATTGTAACTAATCACCAATTCTTTAGATGGTTCTAATTTCAGTATGAATATCTTTCTACTGAATAGTTCATATCCATCGAATATCTTAGTTAGTAAATCCTCAAACGAAGATTCTGTTGTAAACGTACATAATAATTGCGTTTTCACTCATTCTCTCCGTATTATATTTTCAATGCTGATTTAACTTTACCTAATGAGAGTTCTTGCGTACCTTCAAAGTTGTAACTATATCTACCTGTTGAGTTTGTTCCCATTCTAAATTGTGAATACTTTAAATCTCCAGTAGCTTCGTTTATACCACTCAATCCATACCCAGCTATAGTAAAATAGTGATTCTGTGAATTTGCTCTTAAATAGAATACAACGGTATCTGATAAATCTTTAGCTAATTTATTTTGAATAAATGTTTCTGAACCTGGATATGCGGTAAATGCAGTTCCACCACCCTCTTTATCTAAACCGAATACTTTGTATAAAGGTAATGTCGTTTTACCATACACCATTTCTTTTTCCAACTCTACTAATTGTGAATATAGTGTTTTAGCATCACCAGTTAAATCACCCAATATACTTTTCAGTACAATTGCTGATTGGAAGTTTGTTAGTAGTTTAGCCACATCATCTTTAGTTACGGGCGCAGTTAATGCAAGTTTTGAATATCCTTTAAAATAGAATGCTGGATTAGCCATTGAAGCTGATACCAATGAACTCATTTCTTTGTTAACGTTATCTACTAATTTATTTAATACTTTTTGGTTTTTTGCAATTGTATCAAAAGAATCCCATATTTTTGGCTTTCTAGCTTCATTTAAAATACCTTCATGTAATCCTGCTTTAAATAATTCTTTCTCTAATCTCTTAACATCGGATTTTGGAGATTTTTTGAACCCCTTTTCCATCTTTTTTAAGAACCCACCTAAGAAGCTTGATAATTTAGATATTTTTTCTAATAGTTTAGAACCTAAACTTTTTATGAAGGTAACTCCTTTATTTAGGAAATCTCTTAAACCTTCATCTAATTGAACGGATTCCAATGCTAATTTCTTAACATCAGCCGAATCTAATAATCCATACTTATCTTTTAAGAAACCATATATCTTACCTAATTGAGCTGCACCTTTACCTTTTTTAAGAGATACTTGTAAAAACTTAATATTTGTTCCTTTTATAGTACAAACACCTTTTTTATCGTATTCAACAGGTAATCCCTCATTTAGTTTAGATATAAGTTCAGAACCTGGTACATTACATACAACACAATCGGCTGTATTATCTTTTACACCATCTACCAACTCAGAACGTTCT